ATTTATGAATGGTTTCATGGAAATACTAGTGGTAATTTGTTGACGGCCATAATTAATTCAATTACTGGTCTCTTATAGTCAAATATTGCTGTTGTGACATACTACTTTTAGAGAAGGGTGGTATCGATGCTGGCAATGGTAGCAATTTACCAATTATTTTTAAAATACTCAGAAAAAAAATTAGAACTATTGTATATGGTGATGATAATGGAATAATGGTTCATGAAAGTTTACGCCATAGGATTCATTTTTATTCTATACAAACCTCTATTGAAAAGTGCTTTAATCTGGTTTACACCGATGAAATGAAAGGAAAACGTCTAGATTATGTAGTTCCTCATCATACGCATATTTTAGATGGAAATTTTATTGCTAGAGGTTTTAGATTTGAAGGTTCTATAGTGGTTGGTCCCCTACGAGAGATCAGCATGTTTGAATCTTTAGCATGGTATAAGAATATTAAAGATCGTGAAGAGCTTGTACGTAATGTTGAACGCGTACTCAAAGAATGTTCAGCTAGAGGGAAATCTTATTTCTATCAACATCAACCTTTTTTATCCGATATATGTATTAAAAGGCTAGGTTCTCCTCCTCGTTTTCAACTCTGGGAAGCTGCTTTCGCTGCCTTCCAGTGTGAAGAATCATTATATTTCGACCCCTCCTTTATTTATGGACATCTAAATATTGAAGGTTTTTTCTCGATCCCAGATTATGGTGAATCTGAACCTGAACACCCGTTGCCTAATGATAATGCGCTTAAAGTAACGAAAATATGCATTTCTGAAAAATATAATGATAACAGTTATCATGAGACTAAAGTTCATGAAGGTTTGTGTGCGCTTCCCTTAGAAAGTAGCACCGTGCTATCCCTCAATAGCAGCGTAGATGTAAAACCACAATCATCCAATAATGAAGTTTTAGTTGACGGTGGAAATAAAATGAATGAGGGTTCATTAAATCCCGTTATGTGTGATTCGAATATAACAACATGTTTTGTCGAAAATGAATCCGTTGTAACATCTAACTTCAAAGAAAAGAAGATGCCTAATAATTATGAAGTCAAAGGAGAAAGTATCAAGGATTTTCTTGCAAAACCTTATTTACTAACTAGTCTACAATGGACTTCTGCATCGGCTACTAACGCTAATCTTTATTATATAGATATTGGCCCATTGTTGGCTAGTGTTACTCAATGGGAATTTAAAATTAGAGGTTTTGAACTTATTAGAGGTACCTTTAATTTCAGGGTGCAATTGAATGCTTCACCGTTTCAAGCAGGTAATTTGCTTATTCACTATTTGCCAAATTATCTTACGCGTATTGCCGTTGATCCAACCTATGGTGATAGATATAATAAATTTCTCGTGCAGAAGTTTCAGCATCCAAATATACAACTGGATTGTAGAGATTCTGTCGCCCTTTTATCTGTTCCATATATAGCACCAACTCCTTACTATGATGTTAAGAGTGCTGCTCACGATTGGGGAAGAATATTTATCGATGTTATTTCACCATTTTCTAGCGGTACGGCCGGTATTTTGAATGCCGAGATTACAGTATTTGGTTATTGGTCTGATATTGAGTTAGCTGCTCCGATTGTCCCGCAATCCAATAAGAAGGAAAGGTTCACGGCTATGAGCGGTAAATCTTTAGAGGAGAAAGAATATAAGTTAGGTCCTATCTCTAATGGATTGAAAGCAGTTTCAGTAGCGGCCTCATCTCTTTCTTCTATTCCCTTTTTGTCAGCTGTCATGTCTCCGCTTTCCTGGGCTACTGATGTTGGTTCTCAAGTTGCTTCAATTTTTGGATGGTCTAAACCTCGAGCCAACGAGCACACCACCATAGTCACTAGACAGCCTGCCAGATATTTTGGAACGAGTGATGGGACAGATGTTTCTTTGCCTACCACTTTAACATGTGAAAATGCTGTTAAAATTACTGATGATTATACTATTAGGTCTGATGATGAGATGTCTCTTAAGTTTTTATTAAGTATACCTACGTATATGGGTCTAGTTAATTGGACAACTTCTTCAGCTAGTGGTGCTTTATTGGCTACCTATCCCATACGTCCCCAACTCATGGGTACTGCTGGAGCTAATACTGTTGGAATTTTCACCTATAATTATACCTATGGTGCTCCGTTATTTTACTTATCTAACTTTTTTGGCTTTTATCGTGGTAGTATGAAATTGCATATTAAAGCTGTCAAGACAATATTTCATAGTGGGAAGTTACTAATTACTTTTACTCCTTTAGCTTCAGCTCTAAGTGTGACCCCTAACATAACAACATCAATTTATTCATTTAGAGAGATTGTTGATATTAGAGAATGCTCTGATATTACTCTTAATCTACCTTATATGTTATCTCGTCCCTATCTTAAGCAAAGTCAAAATATTGGTACCGTCAATATTTATGTTCTCAATGATTTAAGATGCCCTGAAACAGTAGCCCAAGATATTGATTTAATGGTTTTCTTTACTGCCGGTGATGACTTTGAATTTCAAGTTCCAACTTCTAGTAGGAATGGATCCGGTTCCTCAATATATACTCCACAATCAAGCTCAATTGAAACAATTGTTGATGCAGGTATTGCGGAAAGTAAAGAAGAGACTTGTAGTACATTGAATAGTGAATTGTCTATTGGTGAGCACTTTGTTTCAATTAAACAATTATTGAATAGAAATAGTATACTTCAACCTACTTCTACGCTTACATACGGTACAACTACTGCAACCCTATATCCGTGGTTTGTTTCAGGAATTAGCAATACTCCGGTCACAGGCGGTATTAGAAGTGGTGGATATGTAGGTGATGTATTCAGTATATTAGCACCGATGTATAATTATTTTCGTGGTAGAGCAAGAGTGTCTGTTTTTGGAGCTAGTGGAACTAGGATTATGGCTTCAAATTATCCTTACCTAATGACAGATGCAGGTTATACTAGTTTCTTTTCCACTGCCTCAACGCAATTTGGTGCAAATTTGACGTACAGTAACGCTGCTAGCTATTTAAATGGTCCAATGTTTACTGCTCTTCCTAATGAGATAGATAGTATGCCTTATATTCAAGTACCTTATTATGCGCAATTTCCGGTCTCTTATGTCGATGTTTGGCAAGGAGACACTACGAACTACTTCACTGGTGATGAAACGACACCAATATCAACTGCACTCTTTTCTCAAACATCGGGTAATTTCTTTGGTGCGACAACAACACTACAACGATCATTCGGCGATGATTTCCAATTGACTTTTTTCATTGGTTGTCCAGCTTT